CTGTTTATGTAGCCAAAAATGGTAAGGTTGTTTTAAGGGGAAGCTCTAAGAGGAATCTAAAATTAAGGCAGGAACAAGCAGAAAAGGAAAGACAAACCGAATTAGGGGAAGGCTGGGTAATCTATCCCGCTTTTGTAAGGGTAGATATAGAAAAAGGTTCTATTGAATATGATATAGTGGATGAATAGGGCCATGATTTTTTTTAATGGCTATCACTTTTTTCTTGACAATCCAAAAAATCATGGTATAATGTTACCATAGTTAAGGTGGTTTAAGATGCTAATCGAAGGTGTTGAATATTTAATAGATGATGAAGAGAAAGAAAAATTTCTCTTGATCATTGAACGACACAAAGAACTTTGTTTTTCTATTCACAAGAAAAAACAAATTTCAAAAATCATCGAAACAAAACTTAATCAGATTCAAAAAAACTACAATAAAAATGAAAAAGAGATTAAGTTGCTTTTGTTTGAATCTGAAAAATTACAAACCATTCTTGGGTTAAAAGCAAAACCATCAATTATTGTCAAACACAACATTTATTACATCATCAAAAAGCTACGATCAATGGACGAAAAAGAAAGACAAACATGGTTACTGAAACATTCAGAGGAAGCAGAAACATTTTTGAATTTTAATTTTGACAATCTTATCTCTCACAAACCAAAAGAGATTGAAGAAAAAGAAATTGAAGAAGAAGAGAACATTTTAGATTATGAACAAACAGGAAAGGAGATAGAAGAACAAATAGGAGAAACAGTAAGGCAGGAACAAAAAATCGGCAATAGAGAATTTGATTAATTCAAATTTAAAACATTAACAACTAACAAAACGAAAGGGGAACAGAAAAATGGTTACTGAAAACACAATCAGCCAAGAGGAATTGGAACTTTATAAGAAGCTTCAACAGAAGGTAAAGCAAGCGAAGGAGCAGGGAAAGGAAATGACAAACAACATTTTCAAACCATTGTTTGAAAGTTTAGACATTGAAAAAACATTTTCTGCGATTGCTCTTCATGGTGGGGAAAGGATTTCTAAAACCATCAAGCTTGATGATGGAAGGAAGCTTAATCTTTGTTTTCGAGATATGACTAATCTCGGAAAAGACAAAGACGAAGATTAATCAATCACAAAACAAACAAAAAAGAATGGCATGATTACAAAAAATCATGCCATTTTTTTATATTCATTTTTAACTTTAAAATTTATTCTAACCATAACTTTAACTTTAAAGTTAAAAAAACTTTACTATAATTTTAAAGTTAAAGATTTAACTTTTTGCTTGACAAAATCATGTTTGTATGATATAATGTATTCATAATGCTACTAAATTCATTTACAAGCAGTAAGTTAAGAATTAAATATGATGCTAACAGCAACAGGATAACTCCTTTTGATGAAGACATTATTATTGATTACAAACCATCAATCGCAAATCCAATCACAATTTCCTTCCCATTAATACCTTCTAAATTTTATAACAAAAAAGAAATGGAATTTATCCAAGAGAAAAATCCAGAATTGTTAAATAAACTTAGAAGTAATTTCAATCCAGAAATTATTGATGGTGTTGAATTAATACCAAAGAAATTTGAATACTCTTCTGATGATAGAGTAGGATTAATAAAACAAAAAAGATATGAATTTAGATGTATGTTAGAAGGAACCAAAATTTACTACCCAACAATCAAAGATACCCTAGATAACTTTAAATTGATAAATAGGTTGTTTAAAGATTGTTTTTTCACTATTGCATTCCTTGAAGCATTCAAAAACAAGATAGAAGAAAAAATTGAAATTCAAGAAGCAAAAAAAATAATTAATGTATATAATAAAGATGCTAATTTAATTCCTACTATAAACAAAAATTGGAATACACAATTTTTACCATTCAATCACCAAAAAATAATGCTTGAATATTCAACTAAGTTACCATATTTTGCAAATTTAAGCGAAATGGGAACCGGAAAAACTTATCCTACTATAGTAGCAATAAAGGAAAGAATAAGGAATGGTTCTATAAATAGGGCATTTGTAATTTGTCCTAAATCAATTTCTAATTCAGTATGGAAAAAACAAATAGAAATTTATTCAGATTTAAAAGCAATGGTAATAGAAGGAACAGAAAAGGAAAGGCATATTATTTTAAATCAAAAGGTAGATGTTTTTATTATTGGATATGAATTATTTAATGTAATGAAAGAAGAGATTTTACCATTATGCGATAATAAAACTATGGTTATTCTTGATGAATCTAGTAAGATAAAAAATCCTATAGCTAAGCGAAGCAAGGCAATCCATCAATTAGGAAGGATGGTTAAGTATAAAATTATATTAAATGGTACTCCAATCACGCAAGGAGCGCAAGATATATTTAGCCAATTTTTATTTTTAGATAATGGAAATACATTCGGTGGTTCATTTGATGGATTTTTACAAAAGTATTTTAGTAAAGAACAGTATAGTTGGAAATGGGCAATTAAAAATAAAGAAGCAATGCAAGAAATAAGCGATTGTATTTATAATCTTGGAGTAAGATTTTTAAAATCAGAATGTTTAGATTTACCACCAAAACTTTATGAGCAAAGAGAAATTCAACTTACCGATGATCAATTTAAAGCCTATTGTTCTATGCGAGATATGTTAATAGCTTGGATTGAAAATGAAGAAAAGGAAAAGAAAAGAATTGATGCACAAATAATTGTAACAAAATTATTAAGACTATCACAAATAACAAGTGGATTCAGCAAAGATGAATTTGGAAAGATTGTTAAATTTAAAGAAAATCCAAAACTAAAAGAATTGAATGATGATTTAGATAACATATTATATAATGGAAATCAACTTGTTATATGGGCAAGGTTTGTTAATGACATTCAATCAATAGCAAAATTACTTGAAGAGAAAAAGATTAGTTATGGATTATGTTATGGAAAAGTAAAAGATGCTGATAGATCAAAAGCAGTAGATGATTTTTTGAATAAAAGAATCAAGGTGTTTGTAGGACAACAGGGAAGTGGTGGATTGGGAATTGATTTATATACTGCTAATACTGTAATTTATTTTAGCAATGACTATACGTTATTGAATCGTCTACAAAGTGAAGATAGAACACATAGAAAAGGAAGTGAACAACACAATAAAGTAACATATATTGATTACATTGCTGTTGGACCAGATGGTGAAGCAACAATTGACTATCATATTTTAGGTGTTGTTTTAAAGGAGAAAAAGAATGTAGCAGATATTATAACAAAAGATAATTTAAGAAAAATTCTTGGGTTAACTGGATACAACATATCAAATAAACCTTATCTTAAATAAGGTTTAAACAATGTAAAAAAAATAAAAGGAGTAATGAAAATGGTAGATGAAAAAAACAAAAAGAATTATAATGATGATGATGAAAAAGATAATTTTGAAAGAAGAGATAATCAATATCATCTTCCGGAATATTCAAGATTGATTCATTTTCCTAACTTTAAATCAAAGTTAGCAAAAAAGTTATCTGTTAAACGTGATATTTTGATTACTAAAAAATCACTTGAAGAAAATAAAGAAGGAACAAAGAAAAAAAATCAAGCATATTTAAATTTTCTTGATGCTGAAATTAAATTGATTCAAAATCTACTTGATAATAAAGAAATTAATGATGAAATATAATCAATTAATATTAAGATGGTTTTAGATATGTTTGATGTATCAAAACTTTTTGAAGAATTTAAAGATTCTGTTGATGCTGAAATTTTAGCAGAAAATGTTTTAGAATTTGCTAAACTTGAAAGGGAGATATTAGAAGATAGATTAATTTACTATATGCAATTAAATGGAATTTCAGAATTAGATTTTGAAGGAAATAAATTATCAATTAAAGTTGATTTATTTCCCAATGTATTGGTAAAAAATTATGACAAGTTAAAAGAATTTTTAGGTGAAGATGTAAAAGAAGTATTTACAGAAAGCCCAAGTAAACTAAGAGGATATATAGGAAAGATGATTGATAATGATAAAGATATACCAGATATAATAAATATTTTTGCTAAAGAAAATTTAAAGTTTAAAGATGTTGATAAGAAAAGAAACAAGAAGAAATAACAAAAAGGAGAAATTAAAATGACAAAAGAAGAAAATGGTAATGGATCAATTGTTAAATCAGATAATGAAAATAAAATGATTAACAAAGTTAATTTTCAATTACCAGAATCAATTTCCGATTTTGGTATTGAAGATTTAAAATTATCTACTGTTTTTATTTGTCAAGATCAATCAAATAAGGCAAGGGATAAAGGGATTGTTCCTGGTTCATTGTATGATTCAATTACATTTGAAGAATACAAAACAATTGAATGTATTTTTATTTATTCATTTACCACTAGAATTTTATATGGTGATGATATAGGCGATCCGCTTAAATGTTATTCACAAGATGGTAAATTTCCATCAGCACCAAATCCAATTAATTCTGATTGTATTAACTGTTATGAAAATATTAAACCAGCAGATAAAATTGAAAAAGGGAAAAGTAAATATGGTTTATGTAATAGAACATTTAATTTTGCTTGTATTCAATCAAATGTTAATGTAGGTTCTGAAAAAGATTTCCCATTTATTATTCCTTTCCAAAGAACAAATGCCCAAACAGCAAAGAATATTATTAATCTTGTTTTTAGAAAAAGACAAGAATTATATACTATTTCAAGATTGGTTGAAACAGTAGAAACAAGAAATGACAAGGGAAGATTTTATACTTTAAAGGTAAATGAATGTGATAATATAAATGAACAAGATTTAGAAAGGTCTAAATATTGGTTACAATTTATGAAAACAATGATTAAAGCTAAAAAGTTTATTATAGATACAAATGATAATGAACAAATTAATATAACACCAAACGAAGAAAATGAAACAAATGATATCCCATTTTAAAAATTGTTCTTAATAAATTAATTTAAAAATAAAGAAAATGAAAAAGGAACAATTTTATAAAAAATGGATATCAAGGAAAAAATTCTAAATGAAATAAATATTGCAAAATTTTTTCAAAGATATAATGAAAATTTTGTTTTTCATGAATATATTGATGAATATAATGTAGCTTGTATTTTTCATGAAGATAAATCACCTAGCCTTTCTTTAAATTTAAAGAAAGGTTTATGGTTTTGTCATAGTTGTAATAAGGGTGGAAGTATATTTGATTATTATATGGAATTAAAAAAATGTGATTTTAAACAATCTATAATAGATATTTCAAAAGAATTTAATATTGATATTGGTTCTTATGGAACAGAAGAACAACAATATTTAAATAATATGATTGTTGATATTGAGAAATGTAATAAGGATTTAATTGATAATATTGATGATTCATTAAATTATGTTTTAAAACAAAGAGGATTATCTTATGAATGTATAAATAAATTTAAAATAGGATATTCTATAAAAACTAAAAGGACTACTTTCCCGATATTTGATGAAAATGGAAATTTATTAAACGTAAGACAACACAGTAAACACAAAAAAGATAGAGATAATGGTTTAAAAGTATTAGGAGTAAAGGGACATAATCAAACTAGATTATGGCCATTTTTAGCATTAAAAGAAAAAATTATATTTATCTTTGCTGGTGAATTTGATTGTATGCTTGCCAATACTTTAGGAATTGATGGAGCAGTAACAAAAACTGGTGGAGAGAAATCATGGAATATTAAATGGAATAATTATTTTAAAGATAAAAATGTAGTTATAGTATATGATAACGATAAAACCGGTGAAGATGGTTCCATATTAATTGCAACAAATTTATATAATATTGCTAAAACAATTAAAATAGTTAAATTACCAGTAGAAAAAAAAGGTGAAGATTTTACAGATTATATATTAAATTATAATAATTCCATTAAAGATTTTATTGAACTATTAAAAAATACAAATATATTTGAAATATCAGAAACAGAAAAAGGAACAAAAACTTTAAATATTATTGATGAAAATATTAATAATGTTACATTATATGAATCTTCACTTGATAAATATTATAATAAAATAGTTAAGTTTAAAGCTATTTGTGCTGGTAAAGATTTAAATCCATATCTTGTTCCTAAAAAAATGGTTATTGAATGTGATATGAGTAAAGATAAAACTTGTTCATTTTGTAAATTACTTGCAATGAAAGGTAAATATATAATAGAATACAAAGAAAATGATCAAGATATACTTGAATATGTAAGTTCTAGCCAAACACAAAAAATAGGAATTATAAAGAAAAAAATAGGAATAATAAATTGTTCTAATTTTACAATTACAATTACTAATGCTCAAAATATAGAAGAATGTTATCTCTGTCCAGCATTAGATTTTAAAGCGGAAAATTATGAAGATACATACCGAAAAATTTTCTTTTTAGGACAAGGATTAATCCTAAACAATACTTATGAATTTATAGGAATTACTACTCCAGACCCTAGGGACCAACATAGTATTATTATGGTTAATAAAATTTCAAACTCAGAAACAGATATTGATAGTTTTAAAATTGATAGTAATTTAATTGAACAATTAAAAATATTTCAACCAAAAGAAAAAACTAAAGAATCTATAAAGCAACTTTATTTAGAGAAATATAATGATTTGAGTAATAATATTATTCAAATATATGATCGAATGGATTTATTTATTGCATTTGATCTGGTATACCATTCAGCTTTAAAGTTTAAATTTCAAAATGTAGAAATAGAAAAATCTCATGTAGAATGCCTTATTATTGGCGATACAAGAACAGGAAAAAGTGTTACTGCTAAACGTCTTATCAATCATTATAAATTAGGTGAAATAATTAATTGTGAAAAAGCAACAATACCAGGATTAATAGGTGGGACATTTGACATAGGATCAAGAAAAATTTTAACATGGGGAATTATCCCTAGAAATGATAGAAGATTAGTTATACTTGACGAAGCAGATGGAATTGATACTGATACTATTGCTAATCTTTCAGGAATAAGATCATCATGCTTAGCAGAAAGAACCATTGCTGGTGGAACCAGAAAAACACTAGCAAGAACTAGACTTATTTGGATTTCTAACCCACGTGGATTTAGATCATTAAGCGAATATACAACAGGAATTGAAGCAGTAAAAACATTAATAGGAAAACCAGAAGATATAGCTAGATTTGATTTTGCTATAGCAATTTCACAAAATGATGTTACATTAGAAACAATCAATAAACATATTGAAGAAAATATTGAACATAAATTTTCATCTAATTTATGTAATAAGCTTGTTTTATGGGCTTGGAGTAGAACGGAAAAACAAATTCAATTTACTAAAGAAGCAAAAGAATTAATATTAAATTATTCTATGATTTTCGGAAAAATGTTTTCAAGTGATATTCCAATTGTTCATCCTAATGAACAAAGAATTAAATTTGCAAGATTAGCAGTAGCTATAGCTATAGCAACATTTTCGACTAGTGATGGTGAAAATGTTATTGTTGATGATTACCATGTTGAATTTATTGTTGATTATTTAATAGAAATATATTCAAATCCTATTTTGGCATATACATCTTATAGTAAATCAAAAATAATAGAAACTACTGTTGATAATGAAAATCAAATAATAAATAAAATTAAAAATGGTTTTTCATCACAACCAGATTTAACAAATAAATATGATGCTAAATATTTTGTAGATAAAATGTTAGGAAATTATAAAATAAAATTTGATGATATTATGGATAGTTTACAAACCGGAGATAGGGAAGAAGTAAGAGAAACAAGACAATTTTTACTTATCAATAGATGTATAAAAAAAGAACATTCTTATTGGATTGTAACAGAACCATTTAGGAATATTCTAAGAAAATTACAAACAGAATTAGGAGAAAAGAAATGATTAATGTATTTGTATCAGGAAAAGTTATTGAAAGAAAATTTAAAGAAATAGATGGTATAAAATTTATTGAACCATATAAATCAAACATGGGATTAGAAGAAAAAGATTCAGAATATTATGTGCCAATTGATTTAACATTAATCAATAAATGTGATATATGTTTATTAATTTTGGAAACAGGAGATGAATTAAATAGTCTTTTCGAGGTAGGTTATTGTTTCGCTAAAAACAAAACAATTATAATATTGGATTTATTAAATAGTAATATTACTAAATATAATTTCACTAAACAACTTGCAACTTCAATTTTATATTCTTATGATTCTTTACATGAAACATTAAAAAGATTATCATGGAACAATTTATAAATAAAATAATAAATGATGATTGTTTCAATATATTACCAAAAATAGAATCTTCATCTATTGATTTAATTTTAATTGATCCACCATATAATATATTAGATGCCGGATTTGATAAAGATAAAATTGATTTTAATTTATTATTTAATAATTTAAAAAGAATTATAAAAAATAATAAATGTATAATTTTAACTTGTGTTCAACCATTAACAAGTAAAATAATATATAATAATATAAATTATTTTAAACATCATTATATATGGAATAAATTAAGAGGATATGGATTTCATCTTATAAAATATAAACCAATGATGCAAACAGAAGATATTATAGTTTTATGTAATGGAAAACCTATAACATATAATGCACAAAAAATAAAAAGAATAAAACCAATTAAATATAGTTTTTGTTCTAGTAAATCAATTGCAAATCCTTTATGTGGTTTATTAAATTATACATATATAAGCAATTTTACTTATACTACAAATTTATTATCTTATAAAAAAGATCATATATGTTTACATCCTACACAAAAACCAGTAGCATTATTTGAACATTTGATTAAAACATATTCTAATAAAAATGATTTAGTATTAGATTGTTTTTCTGGTTGTGGAACAACAGCCATAGCATCAATTAATACACAAAGAAATTTTATTTGTATAGAAAAAGATAAAAAATATTATAATGAATCAATTAGAAGATTGGATGATTATCAACAAAAAGAAACAAAGCAAGGTATTAAATTTAGAATAATAGGTCAATAAAAAATGTCAAATGATTCAGATAAAGTTAAAGAACAAATAAAAGAATTGTTAATACAATTAGAAAATAAAAATACTAAAAAAGCTATAAAGCAAAAATCTAATATTGAAGTTTATTTAAAAGATCAAGGTGAAGATATAGATGAAATTAAAAAAGAAATAGACAAAACGAAAGAAAATGAAAAGAGAAATTTAAATAGAAATAAAATACCAAATAATTTTTATATAAAAGAACATAATTATAAACCAACTAAAAAGGAAAGGTTAATTGATGATGAAGGTAATATATATTTATCAAAAAATCCTTTTTTAATTTTTGTTCAAATAGAAAATATTAATAAAGAATGGTATTTTAAATACATGGAAGAAGCAGAGAAATTAAATATATATTGTATTGCATATCCTATTTTTAAATATAAAGCTATAAGGCATGGAGTTTTACCAGTTTGTGATATTTGTTATTATGGATTTACAGAACAAAATTTATTTTGTGAATATATTATAAAGATTTCAAGACTCGCCGGATATGGTTTTAAAGGGATACAATTAGAAAATATACATTGGAAATTAGGAGAATTGAGTTAAAAAATGAATGAAAATATATTTCAAGAAAAAGTAATAGAAAACTTAAAAGGACAATTTATAAATATTTATCTTCTTAATACATCAATGAGATATGCAATTGGTGTACCAGATTTAATATTAGGAGTAGAAGGTAAAATGGTATGTATAGAATTAAAAGTTTGTAGAAAAGAACATGCTACAATTCAATATCTTTTTCCAAAAGGTAGAAAACAAATTGCAACAATGTTTGATATTGAAAAAGGATTAAATAAAGCATATGGGATGATACTTTTTAGTGTTCAAAAAAAAGTTATGCTTTTTAGAATAGATTTTAATTTATGGCCTATTACTGATTATGATAAATTTAAATTTATAAATAATCTTGATTTAAGATGTATTGTAATGGATCCAAAAATTTATTATAAAAATATATTTAAAGAAATATATATAGATGATATACAAAATTTAACACAAATTTTAAATCATATTGTAATATAATTTTAAATATAAACAACAAAAAAGGAGAAACAAGAAATGAAAGAGAAAATAATAAAAACAATAGAACAGGAATTAAAAGAAAAGATAGATAAATTTCATTCTAATCCAGAACAAATACTTTTTGAATCATATTATAATGATTGTGTAAAAGATATATCAACACTAACAGGAATAGATGAAAATAAAATAAAAAAATTTATGGAAATACAAATGAATTGCCTTAAAATTTTCTTATTAAAAAATATGAAATATAAGGATAGCTATAAAAAACATGGAATATTTGGAATGATAATTAGAATTTCAGATAAAATTGATAGATTGTTTAATATGGAAATGGAAGGTATGAAACAAAATTTTATTATATTAGATGATGAATCAAAAGAAGATACATTTTATGATATTGCTAATTATTCTATTCTAAGCCTAATGGAACTTAAAGAAAGGAACAAATAAAATATGGATATTGTTATATCAGTTAAACACTATGAATATGATAAATTTATTCATCATTCCAAAACAAATAAAATTGATTTTAAATATTTTGATGAATATGAAGGATTATATTATTATGATATTCCAAGAAAATTAAGTATGTTAAGAGTAAATGATACAGTTTATTTTTATCTTTATGGACATATAAAATATTATGCAAAAATTTCAATGATTCAATTAAAAATTATTCCACCTAATAGTATTAGAATTTATTTTAAAAAATTAGAATTAAATAATAATTCAGAAGAAGAACCGTTTTTAATTAAACCTTTTAATGGTATTAAATATTTTCATAAATATAATAAATTAAAAAATGAAAATGAACAAACAATGGAAGATGAATTAAACTAAAATATATAAAAAAATAAAAAAAAACAAGGGAAGGTGATTTTTAAATTAAAAACCACCTTCCCTTTAGGGGAACATAAGGCTATATCTATTAGCCTATTTTTTTTATTTAGAAATTTTAATTATTTCTACATAATTTAAAATCTTATTTTTTAATTTATCAAAATCATAAATAACTTTATTATTAATAAAAGTATTACCGATTGTAGATAAAATACTAAATAATTCTGAAATACAAATTAATAATCCTTTTATTTCTTCTTCGCTAACTTTATCATCTTCAAGAATTTTATTAATTTGTTCCCAAATAATAGCAATGTTATCTTTATTTTCATCAATATTATTAACTAAATTTTCAATTACAATATTAATTGAATTAATAGCAAAAGCAATTTTAGGATCAGTTTTAAAGAATACAAGAAATTTTGAAATAAATTTAAACATTGATAAATAATTTCTTAATAATTCTGGTAATTCTTTAAATGTAATTTTACCATCTTTAATAATATTTTTAATACTTTCCCATGATTCAATAATACTTAATTCATGTTTTTCTTTTTCTTCTTGCATTTTAAAAATCTCCTTTTTTTGATTATGTTTGTATTTCTTTATCTTTATCTTTATCATTATAAATTTCTTTATTGTTTATAAATTTTTTAATAAATACATAAGAATAATTAGATAAAAAACCACAAACTATTCCTATAACAGCCCTCTCTTTAAAGTTTGATCCAGGTAAAAAATCAGGAATAAAAGCAAAAATAATTCCAATAAATGTATTTAGAAAAGTAAGTATAATTTTAAAATCTTTATTATCTTTCATTTTTATATTATAAATTATTGCAATACGTTTTATACAAAGAATAATAGAATAAATAGCTATTGATGTTGCTAGTACCTGCCAACATAAAATGATATCAATTGTATCTTTTTGATTCATAATTAAACACCAATTTAGATTTGATTGAATTGGATTAAATTATATTTAAACAGACAACTTTAAAAATAAATTGTAACGTGTTTGTTCATCAGGATAACCAGTAATATTAAGTTTATTATCTTTTTGAAATTTAACAATAGCTAATTTTGTTTCATTTCCATAAATTCCATCACTTCCATATTTAGGCAAACAATTAGGATATAATTTAAGTAATGCTTTTTGAATATCTTTAATAGAATCTAAGCGATTAAAATCAATCACAATTCCTTTTCTAAAATTTTCAACAATATTTGATAAAGTTTTTCCTGGACATGCTGGTTTTCCAAAATGATAATGACCATAAATTTGATTACATTTAAAGTTAAAATTAATTATTAATTGTTTTAATAAATTGTTAATAGAATCTATTTGTTTTTGTGATGGTTCATGACCTTTATTCCATCCTGTCCCATTGAAATTACCTAAAACACAAATACCAATAGCGGTAGAATTATATTGTTTAACATGCCAAGTAATATCATCAAAATTATTACATAATAAAATATCACCATTTAAATCAATTGCTATATGATAACAAATATGCGGACAACCTTTTGATGGTGAAATATGATTTCCCGCTGAAATTAAGTAATTATTTATACTTCCTATCTTTCCATCACTTAATGATTGATGAATAACAATTTTATTTATATTACTTAATTTTCTTTTTTTCCATTTTAAACCGTATTTATTCCAAGGTAAAATTTTAATAAAATCTTTATAAGTAATATTTTTTAATAATTCCTTTTCTTCCATTTGTTTATTTCTCCTTTTTGAAATTAATTTAAATACCTATTCTTTCAGTATTTTCTAAAGTAAAATAAATAAAATCCCTTCCTATTGTTTTATCAACAACAACAAATTTTTCCCTATTAAAATTTAATTCTTCATCAATTAATAAAATCCCATCACCTATTTCAAGGAAAATTGTATTATGTTTACATTTATAAGTTATGCTATATCTATTAAAACAGTAGATTTTAGTTAAATAATTTAAAATGTTTCTTGCTGTAGTTGCATCAGAAACAGAGTATAAATCCAATGGTTCTTTTTCTTTTATCAAACCACCTAATTTCACTTGCAAAACTAAACAATCATTATTATTAGATGAATCTAAATAATCATAACCTAACCATCTATTATTTAAAGCGTCATATTTATATCTTACAGAAAATTTATTATATAATTCAGTATGTTTAGTAATTGCTATTCCTTTTACTCTTTCTAAATAATGTTTATATTTTTGCATTACAAAAGTATAAGGAATATTTAATGGATCAGTACAAACAATAGATTTAGTAAAACCTCTTGTATTAATAAAAAAAGGAAATTCAGAAGTTAATTCTTTTATTGTATCAAAAATAGTTGAAGATGAATTAAAAAATCTTGATACTTTAAAAGATGAAAGATAAGCCTTGTTTATATATATTCCTTGTAAATCAATTAAATCAGAAGATAAATTTGAATAATTTTGTAACATATATAAAATAATATCACCTATAGATGGATTATTAGGTGAATTATAAAGTAAACCATCACAAGTAGCAGTAATTTTTTTATTTTTAAAATATGATATATAATAAGAATTATTTACAATACTAATAAGTGAAATATAACCATATTTTTCGCTCCATGTTTGACCTAAAGAATATGCTATTACAGGAACAAGAATACCATCAGAATAAATAGAAACAGAAGTTATTGGATAATGATTACAAATAGCATATTGTCTTATTGTTGTATTATCAAAAATCATAGGAATAGGACATCCTGGATATTCTATCTTACCAAATATAATTGGAATATATTCACCTATATATTTTTCAGCATCATTATATAAATAAAAAATTGGATTTGTTTTTTCTAAAACTAATGGTGGAAAAATTTTGTCATACTTATAATCAATATTAGTAAATGAAACACTAAATGGATTTCCAACTAAATCAATTTCATTAATTCCAATAACACCTTTAAATAAAGGTAATGCTTCATTTAAATTTAAATCTTCTGTTGATAAATATAAACTTATTTCAGAAAAATTTATTTCATATAGTTTTGTCATATCAAATAAATCAATATTATCAACAATTGAAATATTAATTGATGGGATTCTAACAGAATTATCTTTAGATTTAAAACCAGTAGAAAATTGAATTTCACTAGTTAATGAACCTAAAAAATTATACCATGTATCTTTAATTGGATTATAAATAATAATATTATTATGAGAATAAAATTTATATTTATTTGGAAATTTTATAATAATTAAAAAATATTTTCCAATATTCTCATTATTAAATGAATCTTTAGTTTTTTCTGGTAAAATAAGCATAATTTTTTAATTTCTTTTTTTTGTTCTTTAAAGTTCTTCAATTAAAGAAAGACTGGAAGTAAATATTGAATCATCACCTAATTCATGTGAATATTCAAAATCATCAGATAATCTAACAAGTTTAAAATCATTTAATTTTGACATATCATTAGCGAATGCAAAATTATGTTTATTTATTTGAATATATTTCATAAATAATATTAGTTCGTTAACACCATCTTTTTTTAATTTATTCCATACAATTTCAGTAGAAAATATTTCATTATGATTAATAATAGGATATGCCTGTTTTCCTATAGATTTATTAATTTCTATTCCACTAGAAAATGAATCTGAATATGGGATTGATCTAGCATATTTTAACTTTAAAGCTAAACCAATTAATAATTTTCCTATAATATAATATCCTTCATATGTTTTTTGAGCAGGAATTTCTACTGCTATATATCTATATTTTACTATACTTGATTCTGAATTAAAATTAGTATTTACATTAAACATTCTATCACTAAAAATAACAAAAGTATCGGAAACAATTAAACCATCTGATTGAACATCATTATTTAAATATATTCCAAAACCATCTGAATTAATAATTTTATAAACATTTCCTGATGCAATACCAGATTTAATTAATATATAATTTCCAATATATTTATATAATGATGGATATGTTAATGATGATATTTTTATATAATTTTTTGTTACTGTTCCACAAGTTATTAATCCAGCATTTGGAATATATGAATATAAATCAAAAGAAAAATCTGGAGTATTAAAATCTCCATCATCACAAGCTAAAATTTTAGCATGTTCAAAATTAGTATTTAATAAAGCAAATGAATTGAATACAAACTTTAAACTGTTATTTCCATTTAATGTAGCATCAAAAATAATTCTATGTATAACATTATCATCTTCTGATTTCCATATTTCAGAAGGAGATATACTTGCTATTTCATCGCCTTTAATTTGATAATCAGATAAAATTTGAATTTTATCTAAATCATACATTTTTGAACCACCAAATTTAACTAATATATTATCAATCATTTCAGAAAAAATATTATCAACAGTTTTATTAATTGAATTACTATCAAGAATTGTTTTAGGTGAATATGATTTAAACATCCTAAATGTATTATCACCAGTAAACAACGAATTAACATCTTTTACAGAAAATACATAAGAAGTATCATTAACAAATACTAAATATCTACTTGGTTTTTTATATTTAATATTTGATTGCAATATAGCAAAATTATATGGTAATGGTTCAGAATATCCATTAGGATTTACAAAAATAAATGATCTAATTAAATCATTGTTAAAATATTCAATTGATTTAAATGCAACAAATAAAGAATTTAAATATGCTGGTTTATTGATAATAGTTGTTATATTTGTCCATGTTCCTAATGGTGATAATGAAGTATTAGACATAACATATGTGTCATAATTTTTTTGTGATGTTGTTCTATTTTTACTCATAAAAATATAAAGATAATTTGCATCAGTATCAATTATTTTATGAAAGGATGAATACCTTTCATCTTGTCCAACATTACTAATTAATACAATTGGAGCACCATTTAAAGTAAAATTAGTACCATCAAAATCTATTTGTTGTCCGTATATATTCCATTGAGTACCAGAATAAGCATGATAAATTAAAGCAAAATTATTAGATGATGGTATTGGTAAAATACATAATCCACCTATTGTTAATAACATATTATCAGTAAATAAATTATATATATCTATTGATGCAACAAATTTTCCATATCTAATATCATTTTGAAGCGGAACACCATTATTATACTTTAAATATATCTTATCAAAATCTTTTAAATTTTGGTTTATATCAGTATGTGATTTAATTGTTATTCTGTATTGTTTGTAAATTTTATAACTTGCTTCTAATGATGGTGGTAATGATGTTGTTATAACTTTGACTATATTTGAAAAATTAAAATTTGAAACAGTTAATGGGACAGTATTTTCTAATCCTACAAACATCCTATTAATAGATGTATTATAAAACATAGTTAAAGTATTTGTGTTAACTGGTTTTGTATAACTAGATATAGCAACTAATTGTGGATAACTAAAACGATCAAAACCATTTACAGTAATACAAAAAATATAACTACCATCAACGTAAATTTTATCTAAAATATTATTGTTATTAACAGATAAAGCTGCAGAAATTGGAACAGTACCAGCGGTAGAAATTCTTAAAACTTTTCCTGATGTATTATTATTATCACAAATAAAAACATAATTTCCTGTTTCCCATACTTTTATTGATTGTCCACCATAATTTTGTCCGGAATATCCCGTTAAAACATATTGTGTTTCACCAGTAAATGTACTAGAAATTTTATAAATATATCCTGGAGTTTGTGTTGTAAACCATAAAGAATTATCATTAGAATTATGATCTATTCCGGTGAAACTTTTACTTATAGGCAATGTAACAAGATAACTTGAAATATAATTTAAATTTAAATCAATTTTAATTAAATATCCTTCAATAATTCCAACATAAAAATAAGTACCATCATCAGTAACAGAACCATTAAAAGTAACATTTCCTATTATTCCAAAAAGCGAAATATTAAAGTTTTCTTTTTTTACAATATTCATTGGATTATTTATATCAATTTTAACTATACAACTATCAAAAACAAAACCAAAAGCATAAATATAATTCCCTATTATTTGTATTGTTCTACAATATTTTAAAGTACAATGTTCCCATACTCCAAGTATATTACCGCTTGAATCAAATTTAGCTAATTTTGTTCCACTATGCCAATAGTTACCACCTATCAACCAATAGTTACCAGAACCATCAATTTTAATATCATATGGTTCTATATATGGTAAACAATAACTTGTAGCTTCTAATAATGCTTTATTATCATTTGCTATAATAAAATCTGAATCAATAACAAAACCATTTTCAAAAGGATTTTCAAGATTAATTTGAAAAGCAGAAGTATTAAAATCATTAAAAGGAAAACCACTATCTTTACAACAATTAAACCATGTTAAACCTAAATCATCAGAATACATATGTGATACATTATTGATAGCATAATTATTACTTGAACCTACAAGATGTATAGATAAAAATATTCTTGTTCCAATTACATTTATTTTTAAAATATAATTATTTGATATATTAGAATATGGTGTTCTTGTTAATGATGTATATTGCATATACATATTAGCTATTGTATCTTTTTTATTAATAAATGAATCTGTCAATTTATCATAAACCATAAAATAAATTTTAGGTAATTGAGTAAATGATGATTTGAATAATAAATAACAAATAATTAATTTATCATTATCATATTTTTTTGTATATATAGTATCATAAAAATTAGTATATAATCCTGTATTTATTTTTGTATCAATAATTGAATCATATAATGTATAATTTAAACAAAGTTTATAAATATTTTGTGGTGAAGGAGCAAAAGTTACAAAATTTAAACCAGTAGAAATATAAAAATCTATTCCAGATATAGAACATGAATGATTTGATGATGTTTGGCCATTAATAAATTTTATTATGGGGATACCACCACTACCTAAAAATAAAGAAGCATCATAAAATCCTAAAGTATATGTTGTTTCATTATTTCCATAATAATGAAAGCCCATTTTTAAAGCACCAGCATCAAATTTAATTGCTATTAAAAATGAATGTTCTTCAGAAAAATCATGTAATACAGTAGAACCTATTTGAGAATTATTATAATTATTAATAACTTTAATTCCTGTTTTAGAAAATCTAATACTAAAATCTATATTTGTTCCAGTTGTTCCTATATATCTTAAACATATTTTATCAGAATCTAAATCACCACCATTAATAATTTTTAAATTATTAATAATAATAATAATTCCATTATCAACATTCATTGTATTTGATATACTAAAATATCCACCATATTTATTTTGTGATTTAAAATTTTCCCAAATATTTAATCCTTCAGAATCTTTAAATCTAACTAGTGGATAATTAGAAGGACCATTAACAATATGTTCTAATTTTTCATTTAATATAGTATATCTCATATATTGTTTTAATGATGTATAGTGATTTTGACATTCAATAATAATATTATGATCATTTACTAATCCATTGTCTTGTAAAAATGCTATTGTATCACCTAAATTATTTTCATCAATAATTGGATTTAATAAATATAATCCTGTTTTAGATGTAGAATCTAAAAATTGATTTCTTGATAATTCTTTTTCAGATAAAATTAAATGATTCATGATTTAATTTTTAAACTCCCATCTGTTGAAAGTTTTTTATATTCTTTTTTGTAGGAGTAAATTTATTTCCAAAACCACTAACATTTCTATCATTAATATTTATAACTTCTTCTGCTAATACTTTCTCATTTAATATTAATTGAACAATTATATTAGCACCATTTGGAATAACTGTTTCACCACCATGTAAAATAGCAGGGACTGCTTGATTTGGATTAGCATTAATAAAACCACCTTCTTTCATATTAGCAGTATTTCTACCACCGGAAAAATCCCATTGTAAAGGTCTTCCATATTGATCAGTAGGATTTCCCCATCCCATTCTTCTATACCATTCAATAATATCATTATTTGACATTTTAGCTTGATAAGTAGTATTTCCCGCTCCTGCTCCTGCTCCTGTTCTAGTTTGTTGATTAAAACTAGATGCTGAAGAACCAAAAGAATTAGCAGATTGTGTTGCATTATCAATAGATGATGTAATATCACTCCATGAACCATCTAAAGAACTTAAAGCAGTATTCATATAATCAACAGATTCAATTGTTGAATTTGATAAATTGTTTTGATTTGCTTCTGTTAATCTTTGTTGTTCTTGCATTTTACCATATTCCCATTCAGCATCAATTATTGATGGAACCAAACCACCACTAACAGCATTTTGTAATGTTGTAGTTGATGTAGTTAAATTATCTGTTTTAACTTTTGTAGTATCCATATTTAATCCTAAAGAATTAAAACTGTTTAACATATCTCCAGCATCCATAGTTAAATCTGTTAATTTACTACCTAATGTCATAGACGATACTGATAATTCTTCTATACTATCCCTAAAACCAGTATTTGAATTTTTAACAGCATTAGCCATTAAAGCAAATGATTCTAAACCTGGAACAACTAATCTTACTGCTAATGGTATTTTATTCAACCATTCGCCTATTTGGGATATACCATCAATTAAAGTTACAATTGCTGCTCCAGCAAAACCTATACTATCACCTATTGTTTGAAAACAAGTTGCTAAAACTGGAACAAGAATACTTTGAGTAAATTTTAAAAATTCTTGTAAAGCAGTACCTGTATATTTTACAAATGTAACAATTTCTTGTGCAAAATTTGCAATTTCATTTTTGTTGGCTTTTGCCCATTCTATCATACTTTGTAATGTTGGAATTATACTATTCATAATAAAATCTTTAAATATAGGTAACATTGGATCACCTAATGATATCATAAATGCTTCAATATTAGCTTTAGCAATTTGCATTTGTCCAGAAAAATTATTCATTTTTTCTTTTCCAACTTCATCTGCTTTACCACCAGCATTTTCTAAATCAATTGTTAAATTTTTTAAACTTTCTGATCCCATACTAATTAATGCAGCCATTCCCGGACCACCACGTAAACCAAATAACTCTAATACTTGTCCGGTTTGTATTCCTGCTCCTTGTAATTGTTGAATTATATTTGTAAAACTTAACATTTTTCCCGATGAATCTGTTACTTGTACTCCTAATTGATTTAATATTTCTGTTTGTTGTGTTGTGGGCGCTAATAAAGATGCAATCGCTGCTCTTAATGTTGTTCCTGCCATGCTTCCTTGAATACCAACATTTCCCAAAAGGCCAATTGCTGCTGATACTTCTTGAAATGATATTCCTGCTGTTCTTGCTACTGGTCCAACATATTTTAATGCTTCACCTAAATTAGCTACATTTGTATTAGTTTTATTTGAAGCTTGCGCCAATACATCTGCTATTTTTCCTGTTTCACTTGTAGCAAATCCAAAACTCCTTAATGATGCTGATGCTACATCGCTTGCTGTTGATAAATCAACAGCACCAGCAGTAGCTAAAGACAAAACACCAGGTAAAGCAGATGTTACTTCGGTTGCTGTAAATCCCGCTTGCGCTAAAGTTGTAGCAGCATTTCCTATATCTTTTGACATAAATTGTGAGGACGTTGATAAACCTAAAATAGATTCTTTTAAAGTATCCATTTGTGGTTTACTTGCTTCTAATATAGCACCTAAGTATGACATTTGTTGTTCTAATGCTCCGGCTTTTTCTGTAACTAATGCAATTCCAGCAGCACCAGCAACTAAAGCACCAGTAGAAAATGCAATAGCGAATTTAGTAATAGCCATACTAGCACTATATACAGAATCACCTATTCTATTAAATCCACTTGACATATTAGAAGTTAGCATATTTCCAGATTTAGAAACAGAATCTAAATCTTTTTGAGCATTATTAGAAAAATCTTTTATTTTAGCAGAGCCTTTATCATCAACTTCTAATGTAATTACTATTGACAAATTATTTATCTCCTTTTTATTTTTCCTTTATTTTTATTTTTTCTTTCCATTGCTTTTCTTTTCATTTCTTCTTTAATTTTCATTTGTTCGAGTATAGTATTATGTATAATTAAAAAAGATGATAAAATAATTTTTTTTTCATGTTCATCTTTTTCATAAAAATCAGGAAAATATGTTTGTAAAGAAATATCAAAAGGAATTAAACCATTAAATACTGAACAATACAAAAAATATATTTGCAAAACATTATTATTATAAATACCTAATGGACAAATAGAACAAGCATTTTCTAAATTATTAATAGTAATTTCATCTTTATTTAATTGTTCTTTACAATCAGAACAATTAACACTAGGATTATTTACAATATCTATAGTACATTTTCTAAGTTTTTTAATAATTCATCATTTTCATTAACTATAATATTTGCCAATTCGCTTGATTTTGTCATAATAAATTTAATAATATTATCACAATATAATGCTAATAATTCTTTTGCTTCATTATTACAATCTGTATTATCATCAATACTAATTCCTTTCCAATCTTCTATCATATATTCTCTAGTAAGTTTTGCTAATTTTTCACCATCAATCTCTTTATTTCCAGTTAAAGAATTAATTCTAGTTGATTTTCTTGTTAATTCATTTGCTTTTTCTGGAAATAATGGCCTAACTTTTATTTTAATATCTTTATCATCAGGAAATTCAAACCAATAACCTTTATTCTCATTAAATTTATCCTTTACCTTTTTTAAATTAATTCCCATTTTTTTGTTCCCCTTTATTTTTTGTTAATATTTTATGGTATAGTAAAAAAATTTTTAATTTATGCTAATGGATCATCGTCAATTGAATTAATAAAAATTAATGTTATTGGTCCTACATTATCAAAACCAGCTGGAACAGTATGTGCTATTAATCCTTTGTAAGTAATTGGTGTTGGAAATTTTCCCAAACCATCAACAGGAACATTTGCATCTACAATAACTAATCTCGGTAATTCAATTCTACAAGTATATTTATCTGGTCCAACACCAATTAAATTGCCTTCAAAAACAATAATCATTTCATGTTCTTGTTTTGCAAATAAATCAGAAATAAATCTTGAATCAGTATATCTTGGAAATTCGATAGACACATTTAATTCTGGTTGTCCATTTTGCGTAGGTTCGATAATTTCATTATTGCCACTAGCAACATAATCACCTTCAATATTTCTATTAAATTCTATTTCAAAAGAACTAATTAAAATTCTATCTCCACCAGTAGGAGCAGAACCATCATAATCTTTTAATAAAAATTTACCATTATTGAAAACAATATTCCCGCATTTCATTAAATAAGTTACAGTAGCCATTGTAACGGGAGTATTAACAACAGAATTATCTTTTAAAGTATTTCCAATAATATTAAAAGTAACTTTAACATAATCTCCAGATTCACCACTAATAGTAAATCCTGCTATTTTAACGCTAGGATTCTCATGAACTTTTAAAATTTTATCAACAGCATATGTAGCAAATAAACCATCAATATTATTAGAACATTTTAGAATATGCTCATAACCATTAGTAAGTAATGTAGGTAATCCTGCTACTCCTAAACATAATGCAAATGGTAATAATAAACCTTCATATTTTAACATAGCTTCAATATCACCTTCACTTGCAATATTTCCTAAATCAACACATTCAGTAAAAGCATTTCCTAAACTTTCATCTTGTAAAATTTCTGGTGCTGATTCAATACCATCTGTTAATATATAAATTCCATTTCCTGCTCCTAAAGCTACTGCTGTTCCCCAAACTGCTCCTTTTTTCATACCAGCGATAACTTCTGTTCCTGTTACTGATTTTCCCATTTTGTTTCTCCTTTTTTAATTTATTATTTCAATACTATTTGAAATAATTTCTATATCAAATGGTTGTTTCCCGTTTTGATCATCATCTAATAATGCAAACTTTAAAGTTAATGGTTGTAATCCTGAATTGTTAATTATATCTGATTCATTAATTAATACCATCTTATTAAAATTAATTTTAAAAGAATAACGTAAATTAACAATTAATTCTTTTGCTATAATTTCTAATTTAGCAGTTAATATATTTTCTAAATCAAAATCTTCAATAAACTTTTTTGAATCATAATAATTCATTATAATATCAAGCTCAATTAAATCTTCATTATAAACTAATGGTTCTAATGTTTCATTATTATTTCCTGCTACAAAATCTAAATCATAATTTCTTTTAAATATTAAATCAATTGAAGAAATTCCATATTCAGTAAAAACAGAAGAACCATAAGGTGTAACTAAAAATGATGCAAAATTTAAAGATAATGGATTTAAATTTTCTGATTCATTTATTTGTTTTAATGCTAATGAATTTACAATTAATCTTGTATTAATTAATTCATTAATATTTCTATTATTTGTAACTATAAGAAATTGAATTTTTAATAATTCACCTATATTACCATATATCCTAAATCCAATAAATTTTACTGTTGGCATTTCATGTATTGATGTTATTTTATCAATTACTAAAGTTGAAAATAAACCATTAAGATTTTTAGTTAATTCAAAAGTTCTTTTTGTTCCTAATGGTAAAATAGTTAAATCTGTTTTTCCCATAGAAAAAAATAATAAATGTAATAAACTATTATTAATATCTCCCGGAAAATAATGTAAATAAGTTTCAAAAGTCCCTTTACATTCAATATTTCCTAAAGATAAACATTCAATAAAATCTTGATTTAATGATAAATCATTAACATTTATTCTTTCTTTTAATATATCTTCATTTAATATTAATAAATATTTATCAACTATTACTGGTGTTCCCCAAGTATTAGCTTTTTTAAATACTAAAGTTGTTTGATAATTTGTAAACATTTTTTTATGGATTAGTTGTTGATTTCAAATATTTAACAGTTAATGACCATCTAGCAAATGCTTTTTTATACATTGATAAAATACCTTCATCAGTATTAAATTGTTCATCAAATGAAACATAATAAACATTACCTAAACTATTTAATGAAGCAGTTTTAAATTTATTATTCCAAGGAGTATTTGGTGTTCCATTCAATAAAGCAAATTCAGTAGACCATAATAATTTATCTAATTCAGTTATAGGATTTTCTTCTGGTTGCGTATAAATAAAAAAATTTAAAATTATATTTAAAACAGTATCAATATTTGTTCCTGTTGTAATTAATGAATTAGAACCACCAGAAGAAATTGAAATTCCTATTGCTGGTGTTTCTTCACAATGTATATTATCAATATCTAATATTCTTTCACTAACAGTTATAATATTAATGGGAAAACCATTAATAATTTTTATATTGTTAAGTAATGATTTTATTCTATTTAAAATTTCTAATCTTTTGCTTGATGTATAAGGCATTTTTTTAAAACCTTTTTTTATTTAATTTAATATTTAATTCTTTCTCTGTACCCATGCTTAATTGCAATTTAAGCATTGGGACCATATTATTTATATTGTCAGTTAAATATCCTGTTCCCCTTATTTTTACTTGTTTTTTTAAACTAAATAATGGTTTTACCCATCCACCTTTATTTACTTGAACAAGAAATAATTTATTAAAAGATTTTATAACTTTTGTATTACTGTATTGTCTTGCTCTTCCTTTTATTGTTTCATTAACTGGAACAGTAAGAAAATTAACATTTTTAGGTTGTATAATTGTATCGGATTTTTTATCATGAATTTCAGCATATGGAACAGACCATGAACCTATTTGAATTTTTGTTTTTGTCGCTGTTTGATTTATTTTATGTTGAATGGAATTTCTTAATCTTCCAGTTTTAACTTTTAATCTATTTCCAGATAAATCAATTTTAATATTATTAATTGTTCTAAAAGACCATGCTTCACAAATATCTTTAATACATTTTCTATATTCTCCATATTCTTTACTTGTAAATATTGGAATATTTTTAGTTGTTATTTTTATCTCCATTAATTAGGTTTTCCCTTTTTTCTATAATTATCTAAAACCATTTTCATAAATTCAGTAATATCAGAATCTTTAAAAACCAAAGAACCACCCATAAATGCTTCACTTGAAAATGAATTTCCTTTTTTATCAAATGATTCATATTTTTTAGAAACCAATTCTGATATAGCCATTTTAATATCATTAGGAACAGGATTAAATCCAGATTTATATTTAACATAAACATTTTGTATTCCACCAGAAAAAATTCCATAAAGCATTTTAATTATTCCACTAGAATAGTATGTAGCATAATCAGTAGCAGTAATTAAAGTATCATCAATTTTTAATTCAGTTAATTCAGTAATTGGATAATCTCTTAATAATAATTCAGATGTATTATCTCCATCATAATATTCTTCTTGTGATTTTTCTTCAATGTTTCTTTTTAATTTAGTTAAAAACCATTGATTAGCACTATTAATAATAGCAGTTAATCTTGCATCTGCTAAAATTCCAGTTATATTAGCAAAAACTTTATATTCATTTAAAGTTAATAATGCCATTTTAGTTTATCCTTTTTTAATTAATCCAGTTATTGTTTTGGTTAATTCTTGTATTGATGAATTTAATATTGTTATATCTGAAATTTTACTATCAATTTTATTATATACATTATTAAAACCTTCTTTTATTTCTTGTTTTATTTCTTTTATATCATCTTGCATATTTTTATTTAATATATTCATTCCTATATGTCTACTTTCACAAAGTTCTTTTGATTGTAAATTTTTTAATTTATCTTCAATATCTTCTTTAATTTTCTTATTATCATTAATTAATGATTTTAAATAAATTCCACCTAATAATAAAATTAATGTAAATAAACCATTTATAATAAATCCAATAATGTTAAAGTCATTTTCCAATTTCTTTATTCCTTTTTTAACTTTAAATTCTAAATTCATTGCATTAATCTTTAAAGATTAATGCAAGTATATTTAAAATTTAAAGTATATTAATTTTTTTGATATCATTTTTAATATCATCTTTAACATCATTTTTATTATCTTTATTATTTTTATTATCTTTATCAATAATTTTAGCAAGTTTAGGAAAATCATTGCAAATTCTTTTTGCTTCTTCTTCTGTAATATCTTTTCCTATTTCATATTCAATATTAGAATTTAAATTTAATTTAGAACTTGAATAATTATAATTTGCTTCCCATACAAAACATTTCATTTTTATTCTCCTTTCTTTTTTTTGATTTCATATAAGCTTGCATTAAACAAATAATTGTTTAATGCAAGCGCAATATTAAATCAAAAAAAATTATGGTGTAATATTATATGCTCCACCAATTGCTGTTTCAGCATTTGCTTGCAACCTTCTAAAATCTTGTCTAATTTTAGAAACAACTACAACCTTATCTGTTTCAATACTTTTTTCACTATCAGTAGTAATTTCTCTCCTATCACCATATAAAAATCTTTTTCTATTAACAATAACATAAGCTGCTTTAGTATTAGGACCACCAGCAGTATTAAAACCAGTAGCAGACAAATTATCTCGCATAAATTCAGAAACAACAATTGGAACACCATCAATTTTCCCAACCTCGCCATTGAGAATAATAGCATTTGGTCCATACTTATCTAATGTTTGAATATCAGCAATAGAAGATAACATCTTATACATTACATTAATAGAACAAACGCAAGCTAAATCTTGTGGATAAATGCCATATTTTCCCATAGATTTTCTTACTTTCCTAAATAATGCAATATCAAAAGTAGCACCATCAGACCATGAACTAGCATCTTGCACACATTGCCTAAAACCATCCCATGCCCTATCAGATAATTTTGCCGAATTTGCATCAGTTTGAATATCATTATCAGGATGTGTTCCTGCTCTAGAACCATTACATGTTGCATTTTCAATTGCCCTTGCAATTGCTTCTACTACTTTCATTTTACAATAATCCATAATACCAATAATACTATCTTCATTTGTTTCTTCATTAAAAACTGTTCTTGCACCCAATTTAGAGGCATCAAAAGTAGTTTTTGTAGTTCCTGGAGTAGAAGCTAAAGGCATTGCATTACTATCTCTAATATCATCAGAAGTAGTATTTGAAACTAAATAACCTACAGCATCATTTCCTTCTACTGGTAAAGTATAGGGATTACTTGGCATAATAATCCTTCCAAATAATGCTGCTACTTTTAATTCAACTTTTACCTTTTCGATTAAATCAGCACTAAACATAGTTGGAATCCATTCAGCGCCTTTACCAGAAGTACCATCAATTGCTTTTCTTAATTCAGAAACAGCCTTATGATTAATAAATTTTTGATATAATTTACTGCCCATAATAGCATCTTTATTTGATGTTTTATTCATAACAGATAAAACGCTACCTAAGATTAACAAATCATCGTTAATCTTTTGCAATTCAAGCATACTTGAGTTATCTGATTTTTGAAGCATAGTAAATCTATAAGAATCAAGATTATTTTTATCATCAACAGAATAACCATCAAAATCAAATTCGCCTTTTCTTAAACCAGCGCCCTTGTAATTAGCTAAAGTATCGGCAAGAATGGTTTTTAAATTTTCTACAGTAACCAAATTAGTATTCTTTTTTGACTTTGCTAATTGGATTGCTTCCCTTGCATCTTTTAAAGTTTTGATTAAATTATCCATTGTTTCCTTATTCATAATAATTTTCTCCCTTTTTTGTTTTTTTTGTTTGATTGATTGTTTTTTGTTCTCTTAATTCTATTAACTAGAATTAATAACACCTTCAACTAATTCAACAGTATCATTAGCCAATCCGGAAATTTCACTTGCTAATTCTGATACAGAATTATCAAACTCTTTTTCTGAATCATTATTATTTTTATCATTCTGTTTATCTTTATCGTCTTGTTTGTCTTTATCATTCTGTTTATCTTTATCGTCTTGTTTGTCTTTATCATCATGCTTATTTTTATCTGTTCCAATAGATAAAAAATTAGTTAATTTTTCTAATGGATCAATTAATTTAGATGTTAATTCAGAAATACTATTTGCATATTTAATAGCATTATTAATACCATCAACACTATTCTTAATACCATCTTTAATAACATCTAAAGCATTTTTATCATTTTTATCATCAAGTAAAATTTTAGTTAATTCTTCATTTTCAATAGTATATTTAATTTCATCATCAGTTAAACCTTGTTCCTTTAACTTTTTTTCTAAATCTTCTTTTTTCATTTGTTCCCCTTTCACTAAAAAAAACATTTTTTTATTTGCTGGTGATTTTACCAGATGAACAGCATTAATTAATAATTTTTCAACTTTCATAATATCATTATGTAAAATTGAAGTTCCCATTTTATTTAATCTCCTTGTTTAAATTAATTAGTTTTTTTATTAATTAGGTTTTTGATTTACATACATTCCTAAACCTTCAAAAGAATAACCATTTAAATCACCATTTTTTATTCTTTCCCATATTTCATCATTTTCAACATAATGAACCATTATCCAACTACCTTTTTTTATAACTACTCCATTAATATTAAAATTAGATTGTGCTATATAATTTTCTACAATTTTTAAACCTTTTTCAACAACAAATTCATGATCTATACCAGATTCTTGAAAATATTTCATAAACATATGACAAGCATTTTCTATCTCTTTTTCATCTGTCCAATCATTATCAGTATCAATTAATTTAGGTTCAATAACTACTCCATAAACTAATCTTTTTTCATTATCCATAGAATTTTTTAATAAACTAACAGACCTATTATCTTTAATATTTTCTTGTTTTGTTTCTTTTGCTTTTTCTTTTGCTTTTTTAGCAAATCTAATTTTACTTAATTCATCTTGTAATTTATAATCAACATCATGAAATACTCTGCTTAATAATTGTGATATTTGTATCCATTCATGTTTATCATAATTTTCAATTAAGAAAATAATTGTTTCTGTTATATCATTTTCTATTAATTGTTTTTCACAATATAATCTAATAGCATCAAAATCAACATTATAATCATTTGTTTTATTTTCATTTTCATTAATAATATCATTAATTTGTTTTTTAAATTTTGTAAATCCTAATATAAATTTAATTCCATCTTTTCCGCTTTCAATAGTTTTAAAATTTTTATATCTATTTGGATTGTGTTGTCTAAATCTAATATAATCACCATTACTTTCGGTATCTGCAATTAATCCAGAAAAATCATTATCATTTAACCATTTTTTAGCTTTCGATTCATCCCATAATTTTATATCAAAAATAACAGATTGTATTTCACTTGGCTTTTTAGTTGTTGATGGTTCATTAATTTTAGGCATAATTTTTTAATCTCCTATAATTTGTTTTAATTCATAACTACCTAAATCTTTATATAAACTTTCTTTTAATGGTTTATAAAGTTTTTCCATTTCTTCAACTTGTTCTGTTTGATCAATTAAAAATAAATCAACATTATTTTTATTTGGAGTAAACTTCTTTAATTTTTCTATTGATTTACTTCCTATTTCTTCAAACATTTGTAAAAATAAATTTTTAATTATAATTTCATTGTTGCTAATCTTTCCAATATATTTTTTCCATAAAATAGTTTTCATAATTTCATTATCATCAGATAATAATTTATTTATCTTTCCTTTAAATCCAACACCTTCTTTTATTTTGGAAAGCATAGTACATCTACAATTAATATTTTCTTCCGGCCTACTTGTTTGTTCTCCTGGATACATTAAACCATTAGAAAATTTTTCATTTAAATTTTTTTCTTCCCCATCAAGTTTTTTATGATCACCTTTATCAAATTTAGTTGCTGGTCTAACTTTTTTATCTCTGCTTGTTAACCATATTTTTTTTGATATTACATTTGATTGTTTATATGAATCTAAAGTTGATGAGTTGGCAATTTGTGTTATTTCTGTTCTTCCAATTGTATTTGTTCTATTAAGTGAAAATTCAGAAGAACTTGAAAACCTATCCCATATTTCCGCTTGAATTTCTTTTGTTCCTAATCCTTTAGCTAATCCATAAGTAATAATATTTCTTATTATCTCATTATTCATTTGACTTGCTACAATTAACATTGGTTTAGTATTTAATACTTGTATAGCAATTGGATTATTCATATCAAAATTAATATTTCCACCTATATTTTCTTCAATTTGTTTAATTAACTTTAAAGGTTTTCTTTCTTTTTCTGGTAATGCTTTTAATTCTTTTATTTTTTGTTCGAGTTTAACACTATCAATACTTTTAAATATTTTTGCTTCTTCTGATTGTGTAGGTTCTATTGTTCCCAATTTTTGAGTAACATTAGATGGAACATAAATATCATTACCACCTTCAAATGGAAGGAATTTAATAATATCACCATAAATATAATTTAAAATAATTCTTGCTTCATTTCTGCTCATTGTTCCATTTTTAACATGTTCAACAAGATATGCTTCCCTTGCGCGCCAAATTTCACTTAATACATGAACTTTAGAAATATCAAACATTGTATATATTTTATTAATATCATATTTACTTCTTGTTTCGGAAGATGACAAAATCATCGGCATAATTGCTAATTGAACAGATTCAGACATTTTTATTAATTTAGGAATCATTGTTTCTGTCCAGAACATTCTTTCCTGCGTTTCAGCATTAGCCTTAATTGCGCTTTCAAATACTCCGACACAAGCAGGAGGAACACCGAAACAAGCTAAAATTTCATCCCTAGTGTATTTTCTTTGATTAATAAATTCCATATCTTTTTGTGGAATGCTAATTTGTTTATAATCCATTCCTTGCTCAATAATTGCTATTCTATGTGCTTTACTTATTCCTTCATGTGTTTTATTCCAATTTCTTCTTATTCTATCATAATCTTCATCAGATAATTCAGAATCATAAATTAATAATCCATCTGGACGACCAGAATTTTTAAAAAATCCTAGAGAATATTGTTGTGAATATATATCAATTGTAACAGATGTTGAACCTACTTTTAGAGCAGATAATCCAGAATAAGGATTAGTTGGATGAAAATATCTTAAAAAAACTATATCTTCAACATTATAAGTAATTGTTTTTCCACTATCTAAAGTATATTTCCATCCTATAATAAATTTTTTACGGTCTTTAATTGGTTCCATTCTTGAAGGATTTAAAGCATACATTTCATAAACTAAACCTTGATCATTTTTTACTAATTCCCAAAAACATTTACCGGTAGCTTCAAGATAAATAGTTGTAGCTTCCCAAAAATCAAACCTTGTAAACCATTGATTAGGATTTATAAAAACTTTAAATTCAGGTTCATATGTAATTTCATTCAATGAACCATCTTCTAAAAGATAATATATGCGAAAAGGAACACTAGCTACAGAAGTTGCAAGTTTATAAATACCAGCATATACCCAAGCATTAGCTTCAATAGAATCTAATAAAGTTTTATCTTCAACAGGAGAGGCATTTTTAAAAAAATCACCACTAGCAAATGCTATAGAATCTTTTTCTAATAATGCCATGTTTGCATTTTTAGATTTACCACTAGATTGAATAAAACTATCTTTATTTTGTGGAAAATTTTTATTTATAATTTCATCTAAAATTGTGGGCATTTTATTTCAATCCTGTTTATTGGATTTTAATTAATTGAATAATGAATGATAAAATATTAATAATAAAATATACAATACATAAAATAGGAAAAATAATAATAAATATTTTACCATAAAGATAAATGAATAAAAATATAAATGATGGTTTTTCTTTTTCATTAACTGTTAAATTTCCTATCTTTAAAGTTAAGATAGAACAAAAAGAAGAGTATATAAAAAATAAAACTAAAATTAATATTGTTAAGAAAATATTCATTTTATAATACTCTTATTCTTCCAGAAACAGATTTTCTTGCATTTTCTTTAGCTAACCAGCAAGCCATTATTGTATCGGTTGTTTCAAAAAAAGGATGACCATTAATTTCGTCTTTGAATTTACAAAAACCGCATTTACAATTTAATTTATGCTCTCTATTTCCCATTGCTATTATCCATCTTTCATTATAAAAATCAACTTCCAAAGCATTAACACCATTATCTAAATCAAGTTTGTTTGATCCAGTAAAAAATCCTTTTATAAATGGTGTTGATAAATGATTTTTTTTCTTTGCATCATCTTTTAAAAAATCAATTACCATATCTTGTAAAGCATTATTTTCGACAAGAAAAGATTTAGGTGAATATGCTTCTTGAACTAAATAAATCTGCTCAAGCAATTTTGGTCCAGTCCATTTTCCATATCTAATATCTACTGGTATATATATTTTATTTTTTCTATCTAATGCTAATGTAAAAATACAAGTTCCTGGTCTTTTTTTCGTGCTTAAATCTACTCCAGAATAATATATACAATCAGAATTAATTACATCTTCAAATTTTGTTTTGATTTGAATACATTTATCGAATGATGGAAATGTACTATCCTTACTTGACAATGCAATATTTCTTAATCCCCTATTAAATGCTATATTCCCTACTCTTTCTAAATGTTTTATTAATGCTTCTTCGTCCCATTTTGGTCTCCACAAAGGGATTTCTATTACATTTATTTGCATTTTTTTATTTCTTCAAATAATCTATCATAGCATTAAATGTATTAATAAATTGTTTTTTATTTTTATCATTTATTGATTTAAATAGTAATGTATAACATTTATAACTATCGCGTTTTTTTATTTCATTAACATTTTTATTATTAAATAATAATTTAATATCATCATTTTTTATATTAAAATTTATATTTGATGCAACATTTTTTCCTTCATCATCATTTATAATTTTATATTCATTAATAAACCAATTAAACCAGCATAATTTACAATCATAATCATTTAAATTATTAAATTGAATTACTTTTTGACAAGCAATCATTCTAAGTTTACATGATAAATCTTTACCATATAATGTAAAGTTTTTTGTAAAACTATTAAATACAGAATCTTCTATTAAAGGTAATATTTTATTTTGAATTATTTCAATTAATTCTTCTTTTTCTTTACTATTTAAAATAGGTTCTCCCATTTTATTTAATATCTCCTTTCATTAACAACACAAGCAGAAAAACCTAAATCAACATTACCACCAGTATCAACTTTTTTAAATGAGTAAACATGATTTTTTACAACAGGAACGTTAAGTAAAATTTCATGAATAGTATATGGAGTAAATGCTAAATAATGTTCTTCATCATCTGGATTATTGGTTATATAATCTAATTCAGTATTCCCAAGACCATCAGCGCCTTTATCAATAACGCTTAAACACGTATATAATACATTAGAATCAGGAACATCTTTTTCATGGGAAAAAATCAATTTTTCTATAATTGCATTTTCGATACATAAATAAATTGGTAATTCAATATTACCAGATAATGCTATTACAGCATAATCAAATGCTCTTAATAATGACATTTTATTTAAACTCCTTTTTTTTATAGTGATTCAATTTCGCTGATATGATTTAAATATCCAAGATTAATATTATTAATTGGAGCATAACTTTTAATAACCAATTTAATAAATTCTCCTTTACCAATAATATTATGGAAAATATTAATTAAATTTGCTTTAAACTTATTTAAGGCTAATCCATTAACATCATTTGTTTTATTTGTAAATCTTGCTACTAAAATTTGTTTTTCATTATTAAAACCAATATTATAAATTTCAGCAACAAAATAATCATCATTACTTAATCCTACATCTTTTGTTGGAATAACAAACATATTTAAAATTCTACAAGATTCAGAATAAAACATATATTTAAATTCTAAATAATTTCCTGGTCCGAAATCAAGTTCAATTCCATGTATATTATCAATTATTTTTTTTAATGACATTTTTAAAAATCCAATCTTTTTTTAATTTCTATTATACTTCTGGAATACATTTTGTAAATTGTTTAAAATAAAAAATAGAATTTTCTAATCCAGATGTAGTTCCTGTTTTGGTTATATTAAAATATAAATTTACATAGCATTGCATAAAAGGATAAGATTCATCATAAAAACTTGTTAAATCAAAATCAATAATTGAATTATCATGTTCTCTTTCATTTATATTAATATTTTCATTAAGGACAATATTAATTATCTCTTTTTCACCATCACTATCTTTATCAACTATAACAGAAATAGAATAATAATTTTCATCATCAGCAATAATATCATTTACCAATTTTAAATTTGCTGATTCAATTAGTATTTTATCTGCTATAGTAAAATATTTTATTTCGTCTACTGATGTTAAAATATCAATCATTTTTTTAATTTACCTTTTTCTGTTTTAATTTAAACTAATTGAACGATTATAATAACGACAAGTAATTCCGTTCAGATTATTATTAATTCCCATGACAAGGAATGAAAAAGCAGGATTTTTAATTAATTGTGAACTTAAATCATCCTCAGTCCATATAGTAGCAATGTATATAACTTTAAAATCAATACCATCAGCCCTACTAAGCCAAGTGTTGAAAAAAGTATCTATTATTTGTCCTTTTAGCTTTGGTTGTAAGATACAATTTCTCATATCCATTACATCATCTGCTAGTAAAAGGTCTGTGCGGCCACCTATACCACTAGATAAAACTCCATACGATTGGACGGAAGCATCTTTTGAAATTGTTTCTCTCTTAACTATTAATTCGTGAGCATTCCATCTTTCCCTATTTTCAGGAACGCATAAAGGAAAAATACGGTGAAAATCTTTGTCTTTTTCTACATATTGACCAATAACCTTTAAACGTGCTTTTGCTGTTGAATCATTATTACATAAAATTTTAATTCTTGTATTAGTATTTTTTCCTAAAATATGTAATGCACGAGCGATTATTTGTCCAGTTTTTCCATGACCCCAAGGAGCTAAAATTCCGCAAAGTATATTATGAGAAAAACAATAATCAATATGTTCTTGCATGGCAAGATGAATTATATCTTGTTTTATCTTTGCTCCATGTTTTTCGTCTTTAATTACATATTCTATAAATAAATTTATATCATCTTCGTTAATGATTTTTCTTCTTAATAATTCTAAACCATCTTCATTAGCTTGGTTTAGTTTTTCTGTTGTTTCTAAATTCATTTTTTGTTATTATGCTATACCCATATAGGCCATATATATATGTGGGTTAGCGTTACAAAAACTCGCAAAAAGAGCCAGCGATTATACTCAATTTGATTTAATTAAATTTAATTTTATTTAATTTTATTTAATTATATATAATTATATATAATAATATTTAATTGTTTTTAATTTTATTTAATTTAATTTAATTATTTAAAATTTTATTTAATTTAATTTAATTATTTAAAATTTTATTTAATTTAATTTAATTATTTAAAATTTTATTTAATTTAATTTAATTATTTAAAATTTTATTTAATTATATATAATAATATTTAATTGTTTTTAATTGTTTTTAATTTTATTTAATTCAATTTAATTATTTAAAATTTAATTTAATTATATTTAATTGTTTTTAATTTAATTTAATTATATTTAATTATATATAATAATACTTAATTATATATAACAATACTTAATTATATATAATAATATTTAATTGTTTTAATTGTGTTTAGTTATATTTAATTATAGAAAAGGATTACAAGGATTAATCAACGCCATTAACAATATCATCAACAGCACCATCAACACCATTAATATCAACACCACCATTATCACCATCTTCCTTAACAACAAATCTCTTTGGTTCAAAAGTCTTATCTTTAAAGTTTGATAATGTATCTTGGATATCTTTTAAACTATCTGCTAGTTCATCATTAGATTTATCACCGCTCTTCTTATGACCCACTACAACACCTTTTAAATCAATTGGTAATCCATGTAAAGCAAATTCTAATTTCATTAACTTTTCTACAATAGGAATATTAAGATATTTAACATCTAATAATTTATCTTCTTCGATCGCCTTCCTTATTCTTAATCCTATAGATGTTCTTATGCTAATAAAACATTCTTTAAGTAAATCAGAATATCTTAATGTTAATTCATTTGTTCCTTCACCAACATTCTTATTAATGTATTCAGATAAATAATTATTAATTGTCTGTTGAAAGTTTGATGATCTAATAATCCTTTCAATTTTAATAACATCAATTTTTAAAATGTTAGCAATAAAAGATGGATCAGGGTTAAGTTTAGTTAGAAAAAATATCTTTTCTAAATCTGAAAGGGAAACAATATCACCATCAATATTAACATTAACATCTTTATGTTTTATTGCTAATATATTATCTGGTAATAATGCTAAATTGTTTTCCTGCAATCCTTGTTATTCCTATTGCTTTAAGGTTAAATATTATATTGTTAATATTTAAAAATGTATTATAGCTCTTTTGATAAACTAAAAAATCTCTCTTTATGTAAAAGCCTGCCAGCTATCATTATAACACAAGACAACCCATTTGTCAACTAAAAAAATAAAAAAGATTTAGATTTTTATAATGTAGTATATCTGTTTAAACTTGTAGTTAATTGGAAATTTTTATTGTAATTACTAAATAATTAATTTGTTATAAAACAAAATAAAAATATGTGATATATCAAATAACAGATTGGTAATTTGGTATACCCATTATTCTAATCAGTATTTTTTTTAAACTTAAAAAAAACAACAAGGGGGATTGCCCAGATGGTATATAAAAAAAAATATAAGGGGATCGCCTGGATGGTATAGGAAAAAAAAAATAAAAAAAAATGGTGTTTTTTTTTTGCCAATATGCCAACTACCGATTATTGTTAGTAATACAAATTAATATATATAATCAGACTTAAAACCTAATATCAACTAGAATTAGAAAAACAAACAATATCAATCACTTATAAATAAAAATTAAACAAACAATAGAAACACCCTAAAAAAAAAAAAAAACAACAGTTTTTTACGCTTGCTGATTTTTAAGGTTCGATCAATTGTAATAGACGCAAGACAATTATTGTCACTAACTGACACTTGCGAGCAAAAACAAGTTTAACAAAGGCGAAACACCAATATCTCACAGAGCCAGCATTCCTGCCGTTTTTTTTTTTTTTTTTGACCATTGATTTTATTAGCTTTTTTTGATAACGACGTTATCCTATTTTAAAAATATCCTTCCCTAAATTTATGGGTGTAAAGTAACATATACTAAGTCCGAATAGGGTACTTTTTGCAACTTTTAAATTTATTGTTTTTGCTAATTTGTACTGATATTTTGTATTAAATGAACCATAACAACAATTATTGATTGTCTTTTTATAAAATTTTTTTAAAACAATCATTTTAATTATAGTTGATTTCTTTTATTAAAAAATATATTTAACTTTAAAGTTTATGATTAAAAAAATATATTTAACTTTAAAGTTAAAGCAGAATTTTTTACTTGACAAAAGACTATTCATGTGGTATAATGCCAACTAATGGGATAGAACAACAACAAAAAAGTGATGAAGTTGATTTTTGTTATTGGATTTATCCCATTAAACAGAAAAAAATAAAGAGAAAATAAAGAAATAACAGTAACAGTAAAACCAAAAAAAAATAAATAGACTGGTTTTTAAAAGATGTATTCAAACAAAAACAAAACAAATGCTAATGTAAAAAGAAGTTTTCCGCTTTCTTCTTTTTGCCATTTTCTATTTTCTCCAAAATGGAATAGGGAGGGATGATTTTTTATCCTTCCCTATTTCTATTTCTAGACGAAAACAAAAGGATTTTAAATAAAATGGATGACAACAATAATAATATTGATTTTCAAGACAAAGCAACTATACTTTTGATTAACCTTTTGAATGGATTAAATCCAAATGATTTAAGTGAGAGTGAAAAACAAATTATAAAAAATAATTTCGGTAATAATTTTCTTTTAAAATTTAAGTTGATATATCTTTTACACAATCATTATAATATGATTCAAAAAGTATTTGTTTCAGTAAACAAACTAACCAAACGGAGGTTCAAGGAAAATGAAAAGATATCTATTTATAGACGAAAATAATGATATAACATTTTCAAGACGATCACCAAATGATTGTGATAATAGATTAATCGAAGACGGGGTTTTAACTGTTGTTACTATTTCATCGGATTCAATTTTTAGTATTTCATCTTCAGATGAATTAAAAGAACATATTTTTTATAATGAAAAAGGAGATATTGAAATTAACGAAGAGGAATTACTTAATAAAGATGATGAGGAAGCATTGCTTGATGAAGATGATAACATTACAGAAGATGATGATTGCGAAGATGATAATAACAATATAGAAAAAGAAGAAATTTAAAAAAAGGAGATTAAAGAAAATGTTTGATCCATATTTTAGGTTATCAAATGAATCTGTTGTTGTGGTTGATGATTCTCTCAATTTATACAAAGAAGCTACAAGTATTGAAAGAATCTATGACAAGGACAATATTACAATTGATTTAGAACTAGACGAAAATGGAAAATTTCTTAGGTTTACAATCCTTCCATTTGAATTTATTTCTTTTTACTGCCCTATTATTCTACCCAAAATTGAATAAAACTAAAGGATAAGTTATTATGAAAATCATGATTGCATTAAGTATATCAAGTGATATGCAAGAATATATGCCAACACAACTTGTTTTACAATTTATTGGATTTGATAATCCCAATCTCTTGCTGTTACTTAAACAAAAAGGATTTACTAATTTTAATTTTGCTGTTGATATTAAATCACAAAGTAAGGAAGAAAGTTTTAAAGAACTATTCAATTTAAGATTAAAAAAGAAACGATTAAACACACACAAACAATTAAACATAAACACAAAATGTGATTCACTAAAACATCTCCCACAAAATGTTATTGATAATATTAAACAAGGTATAAGTAAATCTATACCTATTAATGTTGATGTTGATGGTGAAAGTGAAAATGAAAATAAAGAAGATATGCTTTTTGATTGGATTATTATAATTAGATTAACAAAAGATATTATAAATTATAACATCATAGAAGGTCTAATTATGTTTATTGCTAATATTGATTTTCAAAACAAACAAAATCATGGTATTCATAATGACTTATTTTATTGCTTCAATTCATCACTTGAAATTAATGAAATATAAACCAATTAGAAGAGATTGTAAAAGAATTAAAAGATACCACTGAAGAACAAATGAAACATATTGAATATCTTAAACAAAATAATAATATTAAATGCAAAATTAAACATTAAATAAAAATAAAAACAAAAAAGGTTATATAAATATGGACATATTTATAATAAGTCAAGCATTGAAATATATTTTAATTGGAATTGCCATTGGATTCCTCTTGTTTTTCCTTTCCATTTCCTTTTTCATTTATCTAAACGGAAGAGAAATAAATGAATACTATTTAATTTTTTTTGGAAAACTAAAAAGATATGATATAGTAATAATAACAACAATGTGCTTATTGTTTTCCATTTTTTGTGTTGTTTTAAATTATGATAATATTCTAATAGACGCAAAGAAACAACAGTTAATATATAATATATTGAATAAATAAATGGGTGGGGGCTTTTTTATGGAAGAATTAAAAATTTTCGGTGTTCTAATAGGTAATTATGGGAAAAGACAAAAAGGAATTATAACTGATTCTGGTGATATAATTTTAACTTTTGATAAATTCAAACCAAATGAAAATATATCTTGTTACGCTGTTTCACACAAAGAAAGTGAAGAAATTGATTGTATTATACAAGCAAATATGCAAAATAAATTTTTGGTTGCTGAAATAATAATTAAAAATAATTTCTCATTGGTTTGCTTTTCTCTTTATGATAGAAACACAAAGAGATATCTTTTTAGGTGTAATTTAATGTATCGTAGTGATACGTTAAATTTTTATTGGGAATAAAAAAATGAAATTAGGAATAATATATGATTAAACTAATTAAATCAATTGTTAAATGTAATAAATGTAAAAAAAGGTTTACAGTAACTAAAAAGGATAAAGAATTTTTTTTTGAATATTATTCAAAAGAAGATATTAAATGCAATGATTGTGGAAAAAGAGGTAAAAGATCATTCTTTAATATTGTTGATGATATTAAGAAATTTGAAGATGTCATAAATAATATTAGATTTGAAGGAGAAAAAAATGGAATTAACAATTGATACCAAAATATATTATAAATTAACTTGTAATGAAACAGAAATTAATTTACTCTTAAAATCATTAAGATATATGATAGCTGACAATCAATACAATCAAATTCAAACAGAAAAAATTACACATGAAAGACAAATGTTAGATAATATGATTAAAGAATTTGAAAAAACTAGAGATTAAAACAAAATGCAAATTACAGATATTAAAATAACAAAATTAAAAGTAAAACTAAAAGCATATAGAAAACCAGATGATTTCATTCTTGGATTTGTTTCTATTTGTTTTGACAACCTATTCATGGTTCACGGAATAAGATTATTAGAAGATGAAAACGGAATTATTTATATTGAAATGCCAAAACACCGCGTCAAAGATGGTTCTTATAAAGATATTTTCCATTGTGTTAATTCTAAATTTAGATTAGAAATGAAGAAACAAATAATTATTGAATATAACAGTTTATTAAATGATAATGATTTAATTCAAAATAAAAACATGGGGAATTGATGGAATAGGTAGACATAGCAGACTTAAAATCTGTTGCGCTTTTTGCGCGTATCGGTTCAAGTCCGATATTCCCCATAATATTTTTTTATTAAAAGGATTACAAAATGAATGAATTAAAACAACAAAATGAAATATTTAATGAAATTCTTATATTTTTACATACAGAATGCGGATTAGCTTGGTTAAATGAAATTGGGTTAGTTAATACTTGTAAAAAATGTGAATTTTCAACAACTTGTTATAAACATATATTTTATAATAAATTATTAGACAAGTTTGAATTGTTAAAATAATGGATAAAAATTAAATGAAATATCAAAATGAATATATATTTATAGAGATAGTAAGGAATAAATCTTGCTATAATTGTAAAAAGAAATTGATTTTTATTGATTTTTCTATTAGTTTAAAAAATCATGATATAATATATATTTTTCAATTAATTGAAACAGAATTTAAATCAAGCGCATACCTTTTATCATATAAAAGATATAATTCAATGTATTGTAATGGTTATGAAATATTCTTTCATCATTTTAAATTATTAATTGGATTTCAAAATTTAAAGAAGGTTGGAGAAAATTTCTTTAAAGATATTGAAGAGTTGATAAATAAACAAAAAGGAGATTTTAGAAATGGAATTACAAAAAAGGAACGAGATTATTTGTAAATTTTTTCAAACTTATTGCCTTGATGTATTGAAAGGTAAGGGTGAAGATTCTAGTGGTGGTAGTAATGATGCTAATAAAAATTTTAAAGAAGCTATTATTAATGATAAAGTTGATGATGTTGATGTTTGGTTTATATTTTATAGTAAACATTATAATAGAATGAAAAATTTTGTTTCAAAAAGAATTAAATTAAAAGAATCAATCATTGAAACTATAGTTGATTTAGTAAACTATCCTCTTATACTTTTAACAATATTAATTGAAAAAGGAATTATAAATGAGGATGATTTAAATGAAAAATGAAAGAATTAATTGGGATAATTATTTTTTTAATATTGTTAAAGATATTTCTTTACGTTCTACTTGTTTATCTCGCAAAGTAGGTGCTATTATTGTTAAGGATAAAAGAATACTTGCTACTGGTTATAATGGTGCTGTTATAGGTTCTGAACATTGTATTGACATTGATATATGTAAAAGAAAAGAATTAAAAATTGAATCAGGAAAAAATGCTGAATTATGTAAAGGTGTTCACGCCGAACAGAACGCTATTATTCAATGTGCTAAATATGGTGTAGAATGTAATAATTCAACAATGTATGTTTCTTGTTCTCCTTGTTCTATTTGTTTTAAAATGATTGTTAATACTGGAATTAAAACAATTAAATTTTTAGAAACATATAATGATGATTTAGTTAATGAGTTAATTAATCAATCTGGATATATTTGTAAGGATAATATTATTTTTTATAGAAATTTTTAAAATATAAATTGAATAAATTAAAATGATTAATTGAAAGGATTAAAAAAAGATGAATGAATTACAAAGAGAACTTTTTGAATGGTTTATAAATAACTTTACAAAAGATAAAGATAATAATAATATTCCAATTCCAAAACTTATCAATCAACAAGTTGTAGGAATGATAGAAGAGATAGGTGAGTTGGCGCATTCAATTTTAAAGAAAGAGCAAGGAATAAGGAAAAATGAAGATCACCTAGAAATGATAAGTGATGCTATTGGAGATATAATTATTTATTCATCTAATTTGTGTAGCTTACTTGCTATTAAACTTGATGA